CATCGCGTCCTCCCACGCCCCGGTGATGGCGACCTTGAAGCGGTGGTAGCGCCTGGACGCCCGGACAACGCATCGCCCGGAACTCCTCGGCGAGGAGGCGGCGGAGTAGGAGACTTCATCCTCCTGCCGGTTCCGCGTCCCTCCCTGGATGGTGGCCGAGCCTCCGTCCACGGCCAAGCGCACGGCCTTGAGCTCGGCCCGGTGGCCGGGCGCGAGCTCCACCTCTCCGGTGACAATCTCCGCCGGGAGGGCCGCGCCGTCGAAGAAACCGCTCTTCCTGGCCGAATCGAAGCCGGCCAGGGAGATGCCGCCGCCTTTCCACCGCGCGGCATCGAGGGAGGTTTCGAGCGCGTCCAGGCTGGACGAGATTACGTCGAGTCCCTCAAGCGTGGTGGCCGAGCCCATGGCGAGCCATAGCAGATCAACCTCGATTTCCAGGAGCGACCATTTATTGATCCCGCGGTCGTAAACGAGGATGCGGTTGGGTAGGCCGCCAGCGTTCCCGGCGCCCGGATAAGCGAAGAGGATACGCCCAGCGCCAACGTCCACGGCGGCGGAAATGCGGTCGAGGTTCGACTGGTCCACGTCGCGCAGGAAGAACTTGTCCACCTTTCCCGCTCCTATGAGTTCGGAGCTGGCGCCGCCCTGGAGGGCCACGAATCCATGCGGGCTGGCGAAATAGATCGTGTCCGCCAGCCGCGCGCAGGCGCGGGGGGCCAAGAGACCGAAATCAGGCAGGACCTCGTCGAACTGGTACACCTTGGGGCTGCCCACGAAGGTCTGCCTGTGGACGCTTCTTTCCGATAGCACCACGCCGTACTCGCCGCCCATGACTCTCTGCACAGCGCCGCCGGACGGGAGATCCTCGAAGCCCGCGAGGGTGACGGACGAGACGGTGAAGTCGGTTTCGTCACCCGAGGCTCCCCATCGCACCCGGTAGCTTACGTCCCCATCCACGGCGTCGGTGGTGTTGGCGAGCACCACCTGATCCTTCACCACGGCGATGCGGCGGGCATTGAGGGCCGTGGTGAGGTTGGAAAAGGCCGAGCCGCCCATCGTAATCTGCTGGGGGTTATCGCTGAAGTTGACGGCCAGCATCTTGTTCTTCCAGCGCGCGAAGTCCCACACCTCCCCGGTGGCGGTGGTGTAGCCGCCGGGGATTGAGCGGTCGGTCCAGACCTGGGCCACGAGCTCGTAGAGCTTGGCCGCGTCCCCGGCGTACATCCGTACCACGGCCGTGTTGTCTTTCACTCCGATGGCGCCCCTGGGCCTGGCATCGAGCGCGTTCGTCGTGACCTGGAGGGACAACGCGGGCTTGTAGCCAGTGAGGCCCGGGAAGCAGTTGACCGCCCTGAGCGCGCCAGGGTTCCCTAGCGCCGCGGCGTCGGGGAGCCATTCGGAGAAGCGGATCATTGGCACCGGCCTACCGCCTCATCACGGCGTGGCCCCCGAGGGGCGCGCGACCAATGGCCCGGGGCGAGTGGACCGCCGGGTGGCCTCTTTCCACGCATCGACCGTCCTGGCATACTTGCCCTCCCAGAGCGCCACCCTTTCATCGGCCCCGAGGAACGGAGCCGCCTCGGCCAGGGCGGCGAAGAGGTAGAAAGCCGGGTCCTTGGCCAGCACCTCGTTGGACGTGTTGCTGTCGGACAGGGCCGTAACGGCTTTGTAAAAAAGGATCTCCCCGCTATAGCTCTGATCCGGCGTCCTGTCGAATTCAATCTGCTCGTGGATTGTATAGTAGGCCGGCTTGCCAGTGGTCTCCTGGCGCCTCTTGGTCAGCTCCTCCCAGCTTAGAGCGCCGCCAAGCGGGGTGACTGGGTCGGTCAGCAGCCTGATCCCAAGGGCCTCCAGGTAGCCGATCGGGAGATCGACGTAGCGGGCGGCCACCGTGAGGGCTTGCCGGTCCTGCATCTCCCGGATGCGGACCTCCCGCTTGTGCCGCCCCTCGGCCAGATCGATGAAGTCGTCTATCTGCGAGACGAGATCCGCGTTGTCGAGGTAGTCCGCGATGGCGAGCTTGAGGCCGGCGTAGGTATCGAGGGCCATCAGGCCACCCCGGGGCGGGTGCGGAAGGCGCGGAAGTCGCGGCCGTTCAAGAGCTTGCCCCAGATGCGCCGGGCCCGCTCGGATTTCCGCTCCATCATCTCGCGCACGGGGATTCCCTCCAGGCGGCAAACCTCCTCGATCACCGTCACGGGGATAGAGGCCAACTTGTGGAAGTGCTCGCCGCCGCCGAAGCGCGCCGGGGCGGCGTTGAATTCCCGCCGGTTGGCCTTCAGGATGGGCTCCGCGTCCTGCACCGTCTCAACGGTGATCTTCTTGCGGCCATCCGCCCCCCAGTGCATCCACCATCGCTCCGCCCGGCCGAGGCCGAGCCGGATCACATCAATTAGCCTGCTCATGCCAGCGCAAGCCTCCCTTGCTCGAACGCGATCCATGCCCGGTTCGAGAGAAGGATTTTCTTCGCCGTCTCCGTCCCCGCCGGGCTCTCGATGAGCATCCGCCAGTAGCGGTAAGACGCTGGGCTGGCGACGGCGTGAAAGATGTCGTCGGCCGCCCAGGTAATCGTCTCGTTCAGGGGCGAATGAATCGAGCTGGTCCACGCCGCGCTGTCTTGCAGCACCGTGGACAGGCCGCTGGCGGAGGAATCGGCGGCACTCGTGCCCGTCCCCTCGTCGAACTTTAGGTGGAGGACGCAGGACGCGGCGTGGTCCGATGGGAGGATGCCGTTGTGCAGATCGAGGAACTCCTGGGCGGTCAGGGCGCGGTTGTAGAACTTGACCTCGTCCATCCACCCGTCGAGACTGCCCCCGCTGTCCGACCTGTCGCCGATATACAGGTTGTCCCCCGCGTCCGAGACCCGGGAGCCCGTGGGGGCGCCGAAAGAAGCGATCGACTGGCTCGCCCCGTCCTTGTAGATCACCGGGACGTTGTTGGGATTGTCCGAGTTGTAGCTCAGCCCCACGGAGGCGGCCACGCCAGCCGTGAACATCGTGTCCGGCCCCAGGTGGCGTGCCTCCCCGCCGGTGAAGGCACAATGGAAGCTGGGGCGGAACGTGCCGAACTGCGTCCCCTGGTTGAAACCCCACCCCCGGGCTCCGATGGTGCCGAGAAATACCTTATCGAAGAAGCCCCCGAGGTTCCCTTCCCCCGCGCTGGTGAGCTTCGTCCGGAAGAAAACGCTTCCCCCGCCGTCCCAGATGTTCTGTATTGCGGCGGCGTCCGTGGTTACGGCGCGGGAATTCGAGCCGTCGAGGAGGAGGGCGAATAATTGCGGGTCGGGGCCGGCCTGGAGCTTGATGACCTTATCGGAGGCGATGTTGTGGCCCAGGATGGCGGCCATGCGGGGGATATCGGCCAGCCGGAGGTCGTAGGACGAGAAACCGCCAGCACCGAAGGAAAGGTTGAAGTCGCCGTGAATGAGGTCCCGGACCAGCCCGCGCGGCACGGCCCCGGCCTGGCGCCACCGGGCCGAGCGCGCGCCATGTGCCAAGTTGAGCATGGCTATCCTCCAGCCGCCCTTACACGGCCTCCATGAACGCGCTGATTGTGCCGCTCGTCCACGCGGAGATCGACGCCTTCATCCACTTGAAGGGGCCGGGCGCCTGGTAGAGGCCGTCCGCCGTGAT